CTGCAGGGGACACCATTTATCAGTTCGCTCCCATCCGTACCAGTCCGCAAAATCCCCTGAATATCAAGCCTTCCGTATATTCACGGTTCGTCATGGTTCGCGTCAGATCGTTGACAGCCGCACTCCATGACGGGTAAAAAGTGGATAAAATAATTTTACCCACCGGATTTTTACCCATGCTCACCGTTAAGCAGATTGAAGCAGCAAAGCCGAAAGAAAAACCATACCGCCTACTCGATGGTAATGGCCTGTACCTTTATGTCCCTGTATCAGGGAAAAAGGTATGGCAGCTTCGCTACAAGATTGACGGTAAGGAGAAAATCCTGACTGTCGGAAAATATCCGCTTATGACTTTGCAGGAAGCAAGGGATAAGGCATGGACTGCGAGGAAAGACATCTCGGTTGGCATCGATCCGGTAAAGGCGAAAAAGGCTTCGTCTAACAACAATTCATTTAGTGCGATTTACAAGGAATGGTACGAGCACAAGAAGCAAGTCTGGTCAGTAGGCTATGCAACTGAACTTGCCAAAATGTTTGATGACGACATTTTACCCATCATCGGCGGTCTTGAGATTCAGGATATTGAGCCGATGCAACTGCTGGAAGTAATCCGCAGATTTGAAGATCGCGGTGCAATGGAGCGAGCCAACAAAGCACGCAGAAGATGCGGCGAGGTTTTCCGTTACGCTATTGTCACCGGAAGGGCTAAATATAACCCGGCACCTGACCTTGCAGACGCCATGAAAGGATACCGCAAGAAGAACTTCCCGTTCCTTCCAGCAGACCAGATGCCTGCATTCAACAAAGCACTGGCAACATTTTCAGGAAGTATCGTATCGCTCATTGCGACAAAAGTTTTACGTTATACAGCCCTAAGAACGAAAGAGCTTCGTTCCATGCTATGGAAGAACGTCGATTTTGAAAACAGGATTATCACCATCGACGCCAGTGTGATGAAGGGACGCAAAATTCATGTGGTTCCTATGTCAGACCAGGTGGTTGAACTTCTTACTACGCTAAGCTCAATCACCAAACCAGTCTCAGAGTTTGTTTTTTCCGGGCGCAACGATAAGAAGAAACCAATCTGCGAGAACGCGGTATTGCTTGTGATCAAACAAATCGGCTATGAGGGGCTGGAAAGCGGTCACGGATTCAGGCATGAATTCAGCACGATTATGAACGAGCACGAATGGCCTGCTGACGCTATTGAAGTGCAACTTGCACATGCCAACGGCGGATCTGTGCGCGGAATTTACAACCATGCTCAGTATCTCGATAAACGCAGAGAAATGATGCAATGGTGGGCGGACTGGATTGATGGGAAGGTGGAGTAATCCTCCTTAACCACTATCGAAGAGCACAAAGCCTTGCAATCCAGTGCAAAGCTTTGTTTGTCTCAGTTTTGTCTCATCAGGATCTGATTATTTTATTGCAGGCGATTCGCAGCATCTCCAACAGAGCCAGTAAAAGCAACGCTTGCACTTACTCCTATAGGGGGGTTCCCATTTTCAAATGTACAGCCTTGTATTGAGTCGTAATCAGTTAGGTCTGGAGAGACAGGGCTATTAATAAACCTAACAGAATTCCACTCGGCTCTTGGTAGCTGTGATGAAGAACCACCAGAAGAACTTGGTAATGCGTAGACAAATCCGCCAGATACTTTTATAAAAGAATCCATGTTCCTTCCACCTGATGAGTCTGTTAGTGAAATAATAAAGCAATCAACTAGGTTTAGTCTGCCTGGGATATCAAACTGACCTGAAAAACCATAAAAGTTACGTACATTTATTTCTGGAACAACAGACGGAGTAGGAAAACTGGACACCTCAGTCTGCGTATACATGCACATAAGTGTCTGGACTGCAGTATTCTGACTTGCGCTCTGATGGTCTTTTTGAAAACCACTGTGAATATTCTCAATATTAATTATTGAGTTAAAGAAAGCCCGATTATTAGTAGAGGCAACTGCGGCAGTTGTTCCACGCAAATCCGGGAGAATAACTGGTGCTATTTTCGCAGTCCTCGGAGGTTTGCTATATTTAATATCTTTCACAGTGATACTTGATGGCATTAGTACGCTGGGGAGTATGTAATTCCCGTTGTAGTTAATTGCGACAAAAGTTAGCCATGAATCTAGTATTGCGTCATTAAACACCTCTACCGTAATGTTTTTCACAGTAACCGCCGTACCCCACGGAACTGGTGCTGTATAGCCATAATCAGGAGTTGTTGAACTTGTTGTGCTAACACCGGCATTGAACGACACGCATGATAGAATTCCTGGTGCGGTCTCCGATGCAGAAGAAAATGATAATTCCCTCGACATCTTATACGAAATATTTTCAACAGTAATATCACCATCAAAGTAACTACCGTAATCCTCCCGCATAAAGATAACACTTCGACGAGTTTTATCTATGTTATTTGCACTGGTTCCAGTTAGGTCTGTCTGAGATCCAAGATATTTGGCACAATTAGAGACTCTAAGATAACCTCCACCAACACCAATGAACACACCAAATTCGTGTAACTTAGTGTGATTAACGTCTATGTCGAAAAGATGATAATGTCCATCTACCCGATTTAAAGTTGAATTAGTAACTATCAAATCTCTCGATTTATTCAGACCAATAGCTCCCCAACCTTGCACAGCATTAACGTTATCAAGAATTATTTCAGCTGCGTAGTTACTCCCCAAGAGATACGACCCATTGTTCGCGTTATAACTTGACATGGCTTCTGCAGATATGTTATCGAACCTTATCTGACTAACACCATCACCAAGATAAAATATCTGCCTGATGTTTGTTACCTTAATATTGTCGTCTTGCCGTACAGTTATATCAGAAAACTTAACCTGTGACCTTAACGCTTTAAAAACAACACCTGACGTCATACCAGACGTATCAATGTGAGCGCCTTCAACTTTCAACCAGAAGTCTTCATCAGGTCTGAAATAGGCCTCCGGAGAGGGTGATGCAGTAAAATCATGCTCAAGAGGATATTGTAAACCTCCGTATTTTGTTACACGGTTTATCGTTGTTTTGTAATATGTTGGTGCAACTTCAGCAATCTGGCGTTTGCACAGAGGATCTCTTGTATCCATCCAAAAAGTACCACGGCTATATGTAATCATGCCGCCATAAAGAGCCATCTCACCTTTTCTCATTCCTCCTTGCGATATTTTAGAGGTAACATTTTCTGAATTTTTCCCTTGTAGAGAATAAGTTGGAGTTGTGTCAAATGAAGGCTCTCCAGAAAACTGCGGTCTAATTACGCATCCATTGAAATAAACTGGCGTTCTTACCTCTATGTTAGCCTTTGCGTCCATGGTGATTTCTGAAACATCATATAAAACAGGAATACCAAGTGTGTTTGCTTTTTTGTGAGCTAATCTTAATTTTTCTGTTTCATCACCAACTCCGATAACACCGAAGTCTGAGATCTGTATAAATGGTTTTCTTTTTAATATATCCCCAATTGAGCCAGATGGATATGAAATATCAGGATTAAATCCAACATATCCAGCACCATACTCTGATTCAATTATCGCTCTAAACTGATCAGGGTCATACTTCAGCACATTAGGAAAATTGAACTGCTGTGCACCATATGCATCATAAACAGCCATAGAATGGCCTTGTACAGTTACGAATTTGGCAATCTGTCCGTTATATACCGGATATCCAGCAGCGTTAATGATGATTGGCTGTTCAACAGGAACGTGAGAGCCGTCTTCGTTCTCCACATAAACCTGAATCTGGTTTTCAGGATTTACCGGGTCCGTGTCAATTTTACCGATATAGATTTTGCCATTGGCTACGGCTTTAAAAGAACGAGCCATAGTGAAGAGTTGCGAAGGCATGCTCACTACAACATTGGCTGTAATGTCTGTCATTTAATTTGCTCCAGATACAATGAATCGCCGCAGCATGGCTACGGTTGATGTTTGTTGCATACCGAAATGGTACGATTGTTGATTTGTACAGTAGGTTTTACGATGCCATTCCACCCATTTGGTGAGGCATTGATGATGTACAGCAAATACGATGAGGCGCAGTTCCACTTGAGGCTTACGCACGAGTTGCACGCTAAGATTAAGCAGCGTGCAAAAATGAATAACAGGTCTATCAATTCCGAAATTGTGGCTACGATGGAAGAATCACTCTCCAAACCATCACCTGTAAGCGGGTATCGTGATGAAGAAGAGAGGTTGGCCTCATTAATCTCGGAGCGAGTAAAAGAAGTTGCGGCTGATATCCTTAGAAAAGAAAAAACCCGCGATTAAGCGGGTTTAGTTGGTTAGTTATCAAAAAGTCCGTACGTTTCTTCTTCTTCAGGTGTAAGGGGAAGAATCTCTACTCTATCTATAGATATCTTTTCAATGTACCCATGAGGTCTACTTAAAATTAAAGCTCTCTCATGCCACAGAACTCCAAGAATGTGATACCTTCCAGCATCGCCTTTTACCCTGGCTCTTCCTTTGATTCTTGGCGGCATAATGCCATATTTTTTCTTTGCCATTATGCAACATTACTCCCATGAATCAGGTGTTGTAGTGCTTTAACACCTTCCTCATTGTAGCGGAATGCTTCCACCTGTTTGCTGGAATGCGCAGATTTATCCAGGAAGAACTTCCCGTACTGCTCAGTTTTGAGGTTGTTTGCGTTAGCAATGCGACCAATCTTGTTGGCCGTTACCCCAAGCTGCTCTGCAACCTCCCCTGCTGAGTAGTAATGCTCTTCTATTGCTGGAAGAGGTATTGCATTAAAACCAACGATCGGGTTGATTATGCTTGCTGCCGCAGTCTGCTTTGCTTCCGGCGCAAGATTTGGCATCAAATCGAACAGATTGGTAACAGCTTCAACCGTCATTTTCAATGTTCGCGCCTGGCGATACTCAACAAGTCCACTAGACGATTTACCGCTTTTAATGTGCGCTTCTTGCATACTTTCAAGTTGGTCTACAAGTGAGCGGCGAACAGCTTTAGATTCACGAGCAGCCACTCGAAGGGCTTGCTTAATTGACATAACAACTTTTTCAGAAGTTGTCTTGTTTGATTTTTGAACTACGAAAATTTCGTAGTGCTCACCTTCAAGTTCATCCTTAATGCGTGCAATAAAGTCGTTATTGCGGACTTCTTTTTCCCCGCACTGTCTACGAGCATGATTGACCATCTCTAACAGGTACTGGCTATCAATGGTTTTATCCGTGACAACGGATCCGATGTTTGCTACATTCTTAAAAGTCATTAGGCATTCCTTATGTGGTAGTAAGGGTGTGACATAGGCCGCCAGCAGCACACTGGCGGTTTTCTTTTTGCGCCGTCCGGCGCACCAATCAATGAATCCATTCCTCGCCGCGCAGTTTTGCCAGCATTGGCTGAGCGTTCTTTACGACAAAATTGTTGGTATCAAGATTCTTCATTTCACGAAGAAGTGATTTCTTGGTTTCTTCTGACATGTAGCGAGTCTCATATGCAATATCGTAAATCCTTCCTGAAAGCTCAGAACCAATTTGCTTCATTCCTGGGTAGATGTGTTTGCACATTTGTTGACTCTTCTCCATCCACAATTGTAAGTAGCAGAGATTAACCAGTTCTTCGTCAGTAAACTGTTTTGCAATCGGTGAGCATTCTGCCTGCCGATCCAAAATATCCAGCACCCAGCGGCGGAACTCTTTGGCTACCTGAGTGCGAGCAAACATCGCGATTAGGTGGGCACCGCGTAGTGAGAAAACACGCACTTTTTTGCGATAATTTCCTGAGGTACTCACTTCGAGTACCTGAGTCATTCCGGCGCTAAACTCATCGCTATACTTGTTATAAATCATTGTTACTGCACGACTATTTGCGTATTTAAGTGCAGATGCAATATTAGATGATGTAAACCAAACACCATGCATATCACGGGTGGGCACCAATTCAACTCCGTGGAAGTTATAATCTGATTTTGCTACAATATTCATGTTAGTTTCCTTGCATACGGTTACTGACATAGAGGCCCGGTTTGTGTTCACGCACTGCCGGGCTTCACTATTTTTACTGGGCATTAGCTCTTTCCTCTCTCAGGCTTTTAGCCAGTCGCTGCACAATCGCAGAGTTGATAGAAATTCCATCCATTTCAGCAACACGTCTAATCTCCTCCTTCATTCGCGCTGGCAAACGAAGCTGGAAACTTTGACTTTTACGACCTGTGTAAAGCACATCTTTCATAAGTAATCCTCCCACAATGATACCAACTTGGTTCTAGAACCAATTTAACACCATTTATTTTGATGTCAAGTTGGTGCTATTGTTTAGCGAACATCTTTACGTTGAGGTCATATGAGCAAGTTCCCTAGTCATGAAATGGATAGGTTCAATATCAGGCTTCCTGCAGGAATGCGGGATGCTATAGCTGAACGAGCCAAACGTAACGGCAGATCAATGAACTCAGAGATTGTTCAGATACTGGAAGATGCCTTGAATGCAGAAAATACACTCGGGGAAATAGCAGATAAAATCAACAGCGTCTCGGTTCCGCTAAATGTTGATGCGCTAGTTCAACTTCAAGCCCAGGTTATCGCCATGCAAAAAGAAATACAGGAAAAGTTCAGAGAGCAGAACGAAAAGTTGAGAGAACTGCTAAACAAAAAAACCACCTGACGGTGGGTTAATTTTTGCCTTTTTTGGACCATATTGACTACTCATAAAATGAGATCAATATTTAATCGCCCAATAACGGGTGCATGTTGAGGTATATCATGGCGAAAAAACCAGGTGAAAACACAGGAAAAAACGGCGGAATATACCAAGAAGTTGGCCCGCGCGGAGGTAAGAAAGACAATTTTGCCACCGTCAAGGACAACGAAAGGCTTCCGCCAACAACAAAGCCAGGTCATGGCTGGGTATTAGATAAGCGAACTCCAGACAGCAAAAAGTAATAATCAAGCCGGGTCACTCCGGCTTTTTGATATGTCGCTCGCAGAACTCAACAAGCCTGCTCATTAAGTAGCAGTAAGTCTCGTTGGCTCTTCCTGGTTCAACATCAACGCCGACCCTTGAGCAGATATCGAATGCCATGTGAGCGCACTCATGGGCAATAGTAGATAGTTTGCCATTGAACACACCTATCACATGCAAAACACCATTCTCGCTGCTCATTGTATGAGACGCTCCGTTGGCATCCGAGTCCTGCACGTCCACGCCAAGTTTTTGATGCAGGCGTTGCCATTCTGGAAAGTCTCTGCAAAACACAATTGTACCGCTCTCAAAGAGCGGAACGAGCATTTTTGGTACGTTTCCAATGTTAACTTTTTTCATGGTATCCTGCTCAAAACTAAGGAGGTTGGTGTGAAGCGATGGTTCCTCATAATTACTGTTTTCGCGATCATTTACACTATTTTCCCTGCATTAAAAGCACCAATGCAAATAATTTCGCTAGCAATAATTGCAATTGGTGCTTTCATTGCAGTAGCCGTACTTGTGTTTAAGGTTTTAAAGTTTTTAGTTTGGCTATCAAAAGATGATGGATGCAAAGTTCATCAAGAAAAAGAAGGCAAAATAACCAAAGTTGACTAACTGTCACTAGCGAGCCATGTAATAATCCCCGTGCGGGCAATGGTTTTTGCTTCATCTGTTGATAAGGTTTTCTCCCATCTCTTAAATGCCCCAGATTGCATCAGTTTCCTTTCTATTACGCGTCTCACTTCTGCTCTGTCTACTGGTGCGTTTTGCAGGCGAAATAGCATTGATTTAAACTCAGGAGAAGACAGTAGAGCATCAGCAGCCTTTATCCTGCTTGTTTTCCCTGACATCAATGCTGACGTTATCACCCCTGTTGCACCTACACCAGGAAGACCAGATAAGCTTGTAATACCTTCCGCCGCAGCAGCTTTTGAGGCTATTCCATAAATTTTTGCGAGACTACCCTTTTCTTTCAGAAAGTTATTAACTTGCTGATCCACAAGGCTGCTAGCATACTGCTTACCAGTATTGAGTCTATTCATAGCCTTGGCTGCTTGATAAATCGTATCAAGGCGCTTTGATGCATCTGTGCCAATAGCATCACGGAGAGCCTTCATATTGGCCCCATTGCGTGACATTCCGTTATACCATTTTACAAATCCATCAACCCCTAATTGCTGGCCTGGTGATTTAGCATAGCTGGTAAATGCTTTATTCATTGAGGTGAGCGCAACTTCCTGCCGCATATCCTTTGGAATTGACTTCATTAATTGCCTAAAGTCACCACCGTTTCCTTTTGCCATATTAACAACGGCACTTTCAACTTTTGGAATTGCTGATTGCTGAAGTTTTCTACCCAAAACGGTTACGGCATCATCTTCAATGGATTTTCGTGTTTTTACCAACTCCTTACCAAGCGTCCATAACTCCCCTGCGCCATATTTTTCTGCGACAGCCTGTTGGTCATCTGTTATAGCCGCATATAACTTTTTAAGAACACCTGTTTCTTCATCCTTGAATGGGCCAGAGCCTTTGCCAATAGCTTGCCCAACCTGCTTTCTAGCGAGATCTAAACGCCCATACGTTGGCAAGGTGTTTGGATCAAGTCGGTTCAATGTCCGCTTCATTATTGGAGATAATTCATCAATTCCACCTATATCATCAGCAAAATCCTCTAAAAAATTCAATGTATTAGTTGCCTCAATCCGGTCTCTTACAGGAACCTTTTCGGCAATTTTGTTGTAGATGTTATCTGACTGATTTTGTAATGATGAAATGGTTTTATCAAAATTATCTGCAAGCCTGTCAGAAACCAGTTGCTTATCAAGGCTTCCCCCAAATGAAGTTATCATTTCATCAGCTTTTCTTCCTAATTCAGTAATAAAACGCTTATGCGCCTCACTAATCTCTGTTCCAGGGAGACTTGCCACTGCATTATCAAGAGCCCTGACAGCAGGATTATTAGAGATCATGCCTGGAGTGGCATAATTTTCCAGTTCTAGCTCACGAATAGCATTTATCGCGTTAAAATCAGGATTAACTTCATCGGCGAAATCTTGAATAGCTCGTTGCCCGCCGATAAATTTATTGTCCATTGCGCCAGCAGCTTTCTTTAACGTTGCTTTAGATGATTTACTACCCATCCCTACGGATGAGCGATAAATATCTCCGGCACTATTTTTAATTTTTCCTGCAATCTTCCCAAGCGCTGGACCAACAATCTCTGCTACAGGGCCAGCCACAGCGCCAATAGCAGCTCCAGAAGCAACATCGCTATTTGTTCCATTGGCTACAATAGCCCCTTCTCCAGCACCAAGCCCTGCGGCGGCAGCCAGCCTTGCCGCCCCTTTCGGAACCTGAGAAATAATCCCACCACCACTAACAAATGGCGCTGCTTGTCCAACAAACTCACCAACATCTTGTGCGGTTGATGGTTTTGCCGCTAACTTCTGCTGTAGAGACTGAATTGCGGCTTGCTCTTCTGGTGTCATATCCTGAAACAGGCCAACACCTTTACCAACATCCATCAATCCACTGAGAACGCCATACATAAAACGGTCGAAACCGTTAGCATTATTAACAACATTTTCCTGTCTGGAATTTTCCTCTGGCGAAACCAAAGGTGATTGCTGCTGTTCTGGTTGGGCATCAAGCACAAAACCATCAGGAAGCTGTGAGTTATCAGGCTGATTATCGAGAACAAAGCCTTCGGGTAAACCTACATCGGTTGCCATTGTCCGTTCCTGTAAATGAGTTTCTGACCAGTTTTAGGGTTCGTTGCCGTCGCGCCTTCTGATATCCCACTTGGCGCAGCTTTTGTCTGCCCATTACCACCTTGTGGTGTAGGCTGCGCTGGGACATCGTCAAATAGCTTGGCCTTCCTTCTCCCTAAGCTTTTTTTCAGCCCCTGAGGAATAGTATCTCCATACGTATCCAGATATTCGTCTACCTGCTGGTTAAACTGCTGCCCCATAGCGTTGGCGTTAATTTTTGCTGCGTTAACAATGTTATCCCTCGCTTCCTGTGACAAGCCATTCCCTGCATTAAGCTGGTCTACATATCCTTTTATCTGCCCCCATATGCCATCAGAGCGCATGACCTGAACCTGTTCACCTTCGCGAACAACTGACTGAGGGTCGAGAGACTTCATGTAATTAAAGATAATCCCAAGTTGGGCAGCGCCAGTATTTACCTTGCTAAGGGCTTGCAGAGAGTTTGCCGCCGCTCTGACAGAGTTATAATTTTTGCCAAAATTGGTAATGTCAGAATTTAATCCCTTAATTAAGTCTGCTGACGGCTTACCTTTTTGCCCCAGCTCCATTAGCTTCAATCCCATCTCATCTGAGTGCATTTGTGCCCGCTGAGCCCTGTCTAGTTGAGCGTTCTGGATATTTGCCCATCCTCTCGCATTCTCCATGTCAGCCTGACGGATGCTTTCATCCAATCGCCCTTTCTCAAGTTGGCGACCAACCATCTTATCCTGAACAGCAAACGCCTTTTCTGGTCCAAGCGCACCGAGAGACATAGTAGTCAGCATGTGTGATAGCTGCTCTGGATTCTGAATACCTGTCTGAATCATCCAGTCAGCATTCGCCCCCACGCGATTTAACCTGTCCTTGTTGTCAGTAATGAATTTACTGTAGGCTTCCGGTCCCTGAGAAAGAGCGACGTTAGCCCTCATGGCTAAATCGCCCATATCGTTGCGTTGCTGATCATTAAGACCGGAAAACGCCTGTTGTGCCTGTGCAACAAACGCTGGATTTTCCTGGGCAAACTTAAATAGTCCCGATGGATCACCAGAAGCCCATGCATCAGCGTGAACCTTATTGAACGCACTAATAGCTTTCTGTTGCTGTTCCTGATTGTAAATATCAGCAACTCCAGCCAGACCACGTAACGCGGTCAGGCCAACGTTATTTGCACCTGAGCGAGCCAGTTCATTGTTTTCGCGGATCATACCAAGCGTTGCGTTAATGTCGCTTGCCTTTGGCGCATTCTCATTTTGCGTACCGATGCCAGCCAGAAAACCACCAGAATTAATACCCTGTTGCCACGTAGCCATTGATTACCCCTTAAAACAACGAGCCAAGCAGACCAAGACCGCCGCCGATCGCAGCCCCCCACGGAGTTGATGAACCAATTAATTTCGCAAGTCCGGCCCCAGCAATAGCACCAGACGCACCTCCGCCAATAGCAGATTGCATTGCTGATGGTCTGTTGGCATTTGCCGCTGCAAGAGCCGCACTTTGCTGCGAAATCTGACTCATATTGTTGGCATATGTTTGCCCGGCGTTTGCCTGTCCTTGCAGTGCGCCAAGACCAATATTTGCCAGATTCTGGTAGTTGTTCATCTGACCAGATAGCCATTGCTGACCAAGCGTTGGTGCGATTGTTGCTAACTGATTACTGGTTGCGGTGGAACCTAATCCACCTGTTGCTTCCGCTGCCGCCAGACTCTGATAACGAGCCTGACCAGCAAGATCTTTGTACTGCTGAGAGTTGTAATACTGGTTAAGTGCCTGACCTTGCCCTTCCAGAGACGATAAGTTCTCGAGGCTGCCGACATACTTATCAGCCAGAGGAGTAAACGGCTTCAGGTTGTTCATGATGGTGTTGAACTGCTGATTTTGCAGGTCTGCTGCATACTTCTGAGCTTCTGCGGCATACTTTGCGCTTTTATCAGAACTGCCACCTTTCCCACCCTTTTCAGGGCAATAAGGTTCCTCGCCGCGCAGTTTTCTGCCCAGCTTAAATGCATATAACATGGCTATCTCCCGTGATTCAGGAAGTCGATTAGTTCTTCGCGTGTGGCGCTGTAAAAAGTCACGTCATCAACGCCTTTGAAGTATTTCTTGATGGTTCCTACACGCTTAAGGCCAACCATTGCGCAGTACATCTGACCGTGGCGGAATTTGCGTGCAGCGAACGATGTTACGCACTGAACGGTGGTGTTAGTCAGAATGTATCTCCAGAACGCCAGCCCGATTTCCTTGCTGAAGCCGCGAATCTCTGGCAGGTACATGGCGTGGCAATCGAATGTCAGCGGCTGAATCTCCTGATAGTAAACAATGCCGCCAAACTGACCGTGCACGTTAACCTCAAAGTAACGGTATTCAGGCTTGTAGTCGTATCCATCACCGTTGTTGCTTCCGGCAATAATGTCAGGGTGATTTCCGACTGCTTCGATCAGGTCGATGTTTCGCGTTGGTTTGAACTGAATCATTACTGCTCCGCGATTATCTTGATGGTTGTGGCAGTAAACGCCGCACCATTTGACTGAATGGTTAACGTACTGCCATTTGTGGCAAGAAAGCCGTCTTTATCCACGCTGAAGAACGTAGCTAACAGGATGTTATCGGTTGTTGTCGCCGCATTACGACTGCTGACCAACGTGTCAGGAACAGAGCCGGAAAAGGTTAGCTGCATTGATCTGTTGGCGGTTCCGCTGGGCCACGTCCCGACAATAGACAGCTTGAAGAACAAAGTTTTGTTCTCGTTGAACACAACCATCTTGTTGTTAACGGTGTCGAAGAATGGTGCCAACGAGCCTGATGACGGCGTGAGCGTTTTCAGCAGGCTAACAAGGTTGGTCGGCGCTGTCGGAATGGTTACTGATACGCCAGAGTAAACAACCTCTGACTTCTTGCGAGTAGTGGCATACTCCAGAGCATCAATGCGCGATTCATGGTCTGAAACCTGCGATTCCAGCGACTGAACTCTGGTATCAAGCGACGCAATATCGCTTTCATTCTGAGCTATTCGTGTTTCATGTTCCTGAAGAGTTGATTCTGCCTGGCTGATTCGCTCCTCATGATTAACAAGCGTTGCTTCCGCAGCAGAAATTCGCTGCTCATGGTCAGCGAGAATCACATCCTGCTCATCGTTCCTGACCTGTGCATCATAAGCGCCCTGTCCGGCCTCGTTGGCTTTGTTAGCCACGTTACCAACATCAGTACCCTGTGCGATAACGTAAAGCAGATACGACTGCGAGAAGATATTGCGTGGAAGGACTGATGTGTCGAGCCGTGTAGCCTGAATGATTACCGGCACATTGAGATTCGAATCCGCCATTACTCAATCCTTATCTGGCAGCCAGACAGAGTGACAGGTGACTTCGTGATAACGCGCAATTTGAAGCCGACATTTTTCCTGATGCGCCCTACTTTCTTCCACAAAACGCGTTTGTCGTAAACGAACGGTTCATTCTGCTCAATCATCTGCTCACGACCGTAATTTATGCCGTCAGTGGTTGCAGAGAGAAAAAGGCGGTCAGCGTACTGAGCAACACCCGTCGATGATTCCACCTCCAGATCAAAGCATCTGGCGTTATCTGCTTTGAAGAGTGGAGTAAACAGCAGGTGTTCCTGTTGAAGCCCATACTGACTACTGATATCGAACTGCAATTTCCCTGTCACCGATTCCAGCTTATCGCCGCACGTTATCTGATTGCCTTCGTAAATGAAGTCGATAGCGCGGTACACATCGTCATACAAGCCTGTTTTCAGTACACACCATTGCGGACCATTGGCGCTTGAAGATGCGTCATACACGAGAACATGGCGAGGAAGGTGGATAATCAGCAACTCATGAGCATCAAACCGCAGCGATTCCATCACACCATCAGCCAGTTCATCAGCAGTGTAGGAGCGGAGGATTTTCTCAATGCTCGCGCTGGCGATTGGTGACACCTGACCGGAGCCGATGATATACACAGACGGCGCACCCGTTGCCGGATTGCTGATGAACGCATAGGAATCAGCAAACGGCGTTTTGCAGTAAGTTCCGGCAATACCTTTCTGCACCATCAGCGATGGCTGTGCGACATACAAAGCAGCACCAACGGTGGTTGCACCAGTCAGGGAGAAATATTCAATCGTCGATGAACCAAAGCAGACGATGAAGTCTCGCCATGTGCCGATACCGATGATGCCGTCCGGCTGCGACTCGGCACGATATTGTGCGCTGTAGCGGTCAGGGTGCGATTCATCTTCAAGGTCAGTGATAAACCATGAATCAGTACCGTCTTTTGACCACGCATAACGCCCACGTAAGCGTGTAATGTCGCGAACTGAACCTAACTCGTACTGTGTGAATCCGCTGTCTGTAGGCCAGTTTGAGACGGTTTTAACCGTGCCATCATAGCGATACTCGACCAGTTGACCATTAACGCCTACTGCCTGTGATGTCCGACCATGCGCCATTGATACTCTACCACTTCCGGCAACATCACCGACTTCACTTTCGCCCTTATACAGCTTGCCGCCACACACGCGATAAACAGCATTCTGCGCCATGTTGTACTCGACGCCCCGCGATACGCCGTTCACGTCGGAACGTTTTGCAATGCCCGGGAATGAGCGAAGATATCCGCTACTGTTCAGGATTTCTTTGGGTGTAGCCAGCATATTCACTGGCAGATAGTCGATATAGTCGGCGTTTCTAAAGTCTTTGCCGACACCTTTCATAAGCGGAAGTTGCTGAATCGGCATTTATTCACCTCACGTACTCGGATCATCTTTCTCGATGTAAAACCGATTCCACGTAAACGCGCTTTTGTTACCACTACCGCGAGGCATGTCATTTCGCCGCTCAAGTGGTGGTATTTTGGTTAAAGCGATGCAAATTGTCTGGTATGCGCTGTCAGCAGCGGTAAGGAGAGCATCTGACGGCTGAATGACGTTATCCATGCACACTTGAACGGCGAGTTTCAAAGCGACGCCATCATTTGCCCATGCAGGGATACCTGAATCATCGTCAGGTAACGGCATGATGCCGTTTTCTGTATCAGCAAACTGATATCCAAGTTCGATGCCTTTCGCCTGCCATGCGGCCATCATGTCTTCGAGGTCATTAATGGCATCTTCAATTGCCTGTGGGTCAGCATCTGTCAACGTGGCATTGGAATACAGACCTGCTTTTCGTAAAGCCTTTAGAACGAGATCACCCTTCGTTTTCGCCATCTTCTTCCGCCTTAGCCACTTTTTGCTTCGTTGCGGTTTCTTCAGGAGTTTTTACCCAACCTTTTTTCAGGTGAGATTTAACTTCTTCGTCATCAACAATGATGTAATCGACAGCAAACTGACCACAGATGATCATGTTTCCAGGCTTATAGAGCATTGTTCGTGCCATTGTCTTCTCCCAATAAAAATGGGGCCGAAGCCCCACCAAAATTACTGCCCGGCAATAACGATGCCCGTATATTCAGGAACAAGTACAGAGCAACCGTACAGAGTGGTGAAACGAGCAGTGGTTACGCCTTTGATGTGGTCGAAGGCGTAAGACATGATCAGCGTAGCGCCCTGCTCGGTGGTTGCTGTCATTACCTGTGGACCCTGACCAGTCGGGAACGCCAGTTTGCCGTACATCAGTTCAACAGAACCATCAGCCCAGAACAGGTTAGCCGGTGCGGCATTTTTGTTGAGAATGGTAATTGCTGCACCATTTGCCGCGTTAGCATCAACGTTTGCATATGGACGGCTGGCGACATCCGCGTTGTCAGGCGGCAGAATTTTCGGGGAGATAGTTACTGTCGTTCCGCTAACTGCAAGAACGCGGAATACCTGCGGCTGCCCGGTGGTGTCTTTGGTGATCTGGTGTACGGAATTCACGCCAGCAATGGTGAACGCATCGCCAACCTGCAAACCAGATGCAGATACCGTAATAGTCCCCTGTCGGTTATCCACTGGCATATCATTGTCATCTTTCGCTTCAACCTTGTGCGCAGGTTCAGCCGCCAGCGTCAGGGAAGTTGCTGTACCCTTCGGGACACGACCAGAAATATCGGTCTTGTAGCTATCGAAGGACGCGACCGGAGGGATCTGCGCTTTTTCGTATGCTGTCAGGGTTGCGCCCTGAGCATAGGCACGGTGACCAAGCTCGCCAGCAAGGTCTTTGTAGTTGAAGGGGTTCCAGAAAGAGCGACGGTTGATACCCTGTGGTACACCAATCGCCGTCATGGTGGCATCAATACCTGCCGCACAGTTCCACAAATCACGGCCCTGTGAACCAGTGGTTGAGTCAGCCATTGTGATCACGTTAGTAGCACGCTGCGTGACCATGGAAATCAGGTCAGAGTCAATCTGTGCAGCAAGGCGCATACCTGCGGCGCGACCAGCTTCAGTTTTATGTTCCGGGTCACGCATTTCACGCGCATCCAGAGTGTACAGAATGTTTTTCGGCTCCTTGAACACAGAAGGAACAAGGCGCTGAACCAGTGCTGTAGGCGTTTTGCCGCTGAGATCGAGGCCTTCTTCAATGTTCATGTGGTAATGCTGCGGACGATACAGAACATCACCTGCTCGCTGCATTGCGGTATCACCGGGACGGAATTTTTTAGCGTTACGGGAAACTACGCAGGCGGCCTCAAAGCCTTCAACGTAGTTTTCGAACATGATTTCAAGGTCTTTTGCTAATTGGTTAGGCATGCTTAATGCTCCGATAGGTTATTTTTTTGCCTTTTTAGCGGCGAAATACGGCGTCCAGTCACCAGTTTCCAGCGCCTTGGCTTTCAGTTTGTCTAGGTTATTGATTACTGCGCCGTTGCTCCCCTTAACTGTCGGGGTTGTGGCTGCCGTGGTTTTTGCTTTTGGCATGATTCTGGCCTTCGATTCGATACGTTCCAGCAGACGACCAATTGCTACGGGGTTGGTAGCTTCTGCCAGTTGCTTGCGCAGTTCAGCGTTGCGGCCGAGCGCCAGAACAACGATTTCCGGCTTCTCTGACTCAAACAGGATCGCGTTTTGTGTCTCGATGGGAATTTCCTCGAGTACGGCCTGCTCAGCTTCCTGATAGCCAGGAACTTTGAGAGCCTTAACACGTTGCTGATATTTGGATAATCGCTCTTGATAGGCAGCCTGAAGCTCATGCTCCTTCTGCTTGCGAGCCATCTCCTGTTGCTGGTACTTGCCGTTATCCTCTGCCCACTTAGCCATGCGTTGCTGGTAGATTTCTTCATCGAAACCGATGTCCTCATCATCCAGTTTTGGCATTCGCGGTGGTTGAGTGATTACCGGCTGCTGCTCGACGGGTTTCTGAGACTGACGCATCAGCTCTTTCAGCTCACGGTCTTTCTCTTTAATCGTCTTGCGCAGGTGTTTTACCAGTCCATGCTCTGCGTCATCTTCGCTGGTTGGCGAATCCAGCTTTTCGTCACCAAAGTAGAAATCCTGTTCTGATTCGTCGTCATCAGTTTCAGTAGCTTCCTCTGCATCATTGCCGGAGGACTCACTGCCATCTTCTGTTTCGACTTCTTCAGCCAGTTCTACATCATCAGGAATCTGCTCTGACGCGTCGGTTTCTATTTCAACTTCTGGTGTGTTTTCTGCCATCTGGTCCATTTGTTACCCCTGTTTACTCGATGTTCAGCCCATCGGAAGGCAATAGGGTGCCAGGCCTCATAAAGACAGCCATTGCACGTTATGGGTTAATTACTGCTGTGGTTGTTGCTGAGTTGATTTTTGCAGGATGCTGCTGATGTCCATGCGCTGCGCATGGCCATGTGCCTGACTTTTCAGGACAAGCTCTGCATCAGCACGGGCATTGTCTCCTTGCTGTTGCTGGAACTGTCCGAGCAGCTTCAGAGCCTCGCGGATATCAGATTTCTGCTGACTATCGGCAGATGCGAGTATTTTCACAACATTTGCCGCTGCAACCTGAGCATCAGTCTGTGCCTGGAATGCTTTAACCTGAATGGCTGCCTGTTCGTTCTGCGCTTTCTGCAATTCAGCCTGACCAGCAAGAAGCTGACCTTGCGCTGCAACCATAGCCGGATCTGGCTGACTGGCCTGTTGTTGTTTCGCCTGTTCAACCATCTGCTGTTCTTCAGGCGTTCTCGGCTTGATAACGCCAGACAGAAGCAACTGATTGCGGTTGTATTCTTTCAGGTCGTCCATCCCTTCTCCGTCCATATTGTCGAGAATCATCGACGATACAAGGTCGTGCTTCTGCGTTCCTGGTGGGATAAGTGCCAGCATGGAAAGTAACGACTTAACCGTTGCATCACGGCGAGTAGCGAACGACTGACCGACATCGACAGTCACTTCATAGTTACCCTGCGAAAGGTCGTTAAGCGCGATAACCTGCCCTGTCTGACGGTCAACCACTTCACCAGTCATCAGCGCCACGTCATCGCTGCCGTCCTCATTAACGATACGCATCGGCGTATCACTGCCATAGACCTCACGCGCCATAGAAAGCCACACTACGCCAGCGCGGCGCATGGATTTAGCCATGTTGTCCATGTAGATATAGGACTGCGTGTCCATCCGGTTAAAGATGCTATCAACGGTATCGGTAGCGACGTTGCTCGGCATGTTCTCAAGCTGCGACGCACCTGTAATTTGCTGAATAGCCGTTCCGGTGTACTGTAATAGCCCGGCAAGAGCAGGAGGCATTTGTGTCGGAGGTGTATAACTGCTGACCTGAGCCTGCGCAGTAATATCTCCGTTTTTGTTTTTCAGACTGACCATCGGCAGGAACGCCGGGCGCTTTTTGTTGCGCTCCGCCCAATGAGTGGCGAGAGGACCAGGAATCATGTCAACATCAACTACAGGAATACCATCACCGCCAGCCTGAGTGGCGTTATCTGCAATCATGGAAACCATCAGGTTCTCAAGACGCTGTGCATCCATCGCTTTTGCTGCGTGGCCTTCGATTCGCTCCTGATTATCAACAAATGAACGACGCCCATATACCGGGATGAGAGGAATATGTTCGCCCGGAATACGCTTCGGTTCTTCCAGCCATTCAGCGCCAGACAGAAGGCCGCAATAAACGCGGCGTTTCTTCACCGTTCGCTCACCAATCAGTTCGAATGCGCCATCGGTTAGCTCGTCGACAACATCTTTTATTTGCTCTTCATCATAGATTGCCGTTTCTCCGCTGACAGGATTGCGCCACGCCGTGAGCTTCACCTTCTCTATGCGAACTTCGTAGTAGCGTCCAACATAGATGGCATCAGGCGTTGACCAGTCATACTGAGTACCAGTGTCATCACGAGAAAGACTTGCCGCGATGGAGTCAGGGTATTCAGCCTCGAACGCTTTAGGCGTCATGGAGAACATTTCCATAGCCCACATAGCATCAGAACGGTCATATTGCTTGCTGTCCTGATCGAAGAAGACGCATGTCGCTGGGTCGTAAACAGGAAGAAGGCTGATGCGTCGCTGCTCGTTACTCGGATCCATTTCATCTTCGTAATCGGCACACATGCGAAAACAACCGAATCCGCCCGTTACAGCATCATCAAATGCGTTATCACACGCTTCGCCACCGGATGTTTCCTGATAGTCAGCGCGGAATTTGCCGTTCATCTTTTCGGCTAACGCTTCCGATGCCTTATCGTCCTTCGGCCTGAATTTAACGCTGATGCGATTCTGTCGATACTCGCCAATGATGCGATCACATTCACGGGCAATCTTATTCAGTTCAAAACGCGGATAATGCTCAAACCTGCCTTCATCAAATGAGTAACCAGCGTTTGTGCTGCCTTCCCACTGTGCGCCGGACACCCTGACGAAACGTTGAGCCTCAATAATCTGCTCACGCATATCCTGCGTTGCTGACCAGGCATTATCAAAGTTGCACAGCACCTTGCGATGCCAGTCAGTCATCTTTTTTTCTGCCATATCAACCTACACCACAAGGAATTGAGTAACTGGAATAGTCGGGTTGCGCAGCCGACTCCGGGCAATGCATACACATCATCAGCGCATCAGCCAGGTTAGGAGATGGAATACCGAGCTTCTGCTTCATTTCGACCTTAGTCATAAGCTCCAGCTTCCCGTTGTTATTGAATTTGCGCTGAATCTGCGTCAATTCTGCAAACAGCTTCTCAAGCATCTTCTCGCCTATCGCTTCTTTGTCGAAGCTCAGCATGTCGTCGGGGTCTGCATACTCACCGTTGACAACCGCGCGATATGTCAGATACAGCCTGTCAGCCAGCGCGTAATAGAATTGTGCTCGCTTATTGCGGAACACATCGCCAATAGTGCGAACGTTGTCACCCTGTACGACTTCATCAGCCCATGCTCCGGCCTGATATGGTGCATCTTCATCAAATGGCGATTCGCTGCCCTTGAACATCGTAGCGGTGATTTTCTTACCGGAGAATGCTTCCGTTGTCTGTCTGCGTAGCCCTGCACCGACACCATCACCATCCCACAAGTAGTGGTCAGCACCGTCTTCAATCGCCAGCGAAGTAGCCCAGTCAGCCCCCTCGTTGATGTCCATCAGCAGACCTTCGGCAATGCGCTTAACTACCGAACCGTGACGCGATGCATAACCTTTAGCATCCGGCCCTGTATCTGACGGGTCATGTGCAGAAACAACAGCGCCTTTCGCTTTCCATCCGAGTTTCTTGTGCGCATCGGTTGCAGCTTCAAGCCATTCTCGTTTGATGATTGCCATATCACTTGCGCTTACTGGCTCACCAAGCCAGATGTGACGATACAGTGTCGGATTTCTGCGTTTGCACTCTTCCATCTCCAGACGGAGAACTTCAGGAAAATGCGGGTTGTCGGTGTAGTTCACCGTCAGCAGACAAATATCATCGGGAGGATTTACGACGAATCGCTGATAGGTATCGTCGAGTATGTTCTTCGGGTTAAAGCTCACCCATATTTCGGAAAATGGCTTGCGGATGGTTGGTATCAGGATATCCCATGATTCCTTCGTTACCGCTTCCGCTTCCTCCACCCAGCAGATATCAATGCCTTCGAGCGATTTAATCTTCGTCGGGTTGTTTTTGATGCCGTAGAACATGAACTCAGCATTCGTTCCGAGATGACGAATCATTGAACGCTGAATTTCAAACTCAGCCGAATACCCTTCCCGCTCTATGGTGTCTTCAAGCAACCGAATTACCGAATCGCTGATACTGTTTTGCAGCTCACGAGCGCAAAGTATGCGCACAGGCTGCCGACGCGCCGCTTCAACAAGCAGCCTCGCAATTGCCCATGACTTACCGCTACCTCGACCGCCTTTGGCGACTTTGTAGCGATGCGCCTCAATGAACGGTTCAAAGATAGGATTAATCGAGGTCATTTTCCGAATAGAGTGCTCATCGGTGATGTTTCAATCTGGATTGCGCCGCCGTCCTTACCGACAAGCTCGTTAGTTACCTTGTCGCCATACTTACGGGGATTCATTCGGGCCAGCGCCCATTTGCGGGTATCAACGCGAAGTCTTGCCTTTGCCACCTCAGCAGCATCTGGAATCGCATTGTCAGCAATTTCGAATATCTCTTCGAAAATAGAATCAGCTCGTGCCTCAGTTGCCTTCGCGTACTTGTCGCGAAAATCCTCATGCTTTGCCAACCAGCGGAAAACAGTGGACTTATCCGGCATACCAGGACGCTTACATACTTTCAGCAAACTTTCGCCAGAAGAAAGCAACGAGCAGATATCGTCGGCCACCTCCGGCATATAATCAGAGGGGCGACCAGCTTTTGGTTCAGTCGCCATATTCATCTCACTTAGTTGTTATTTCAGGTTGAGGACTCTTTCGCGCCTTCAATCAGTGACTGCTTCAGCAATTCGAGTGTGCCAATCGCCTCGCATAAACTGATTTCACCATCGTAATCATGGATGACGCTTTCCAGCCTCTCGTATAGCTCTTGAGTAATTGGGAATTTCTTCTCCTTACCAAGATCAACGACGCTTGTCATAGAGGATTCCTATAATTTTGAATATCCAGACTCAAATACCTCAGCAGGAGAATATGATTCATATCCATCCTCATAGACAACGTAATAGCCTCCAGACATTGGTCGGTGCTTACAGATATATTCCGCGCTAACATCAAATGCTGCGTATTTCTTATCATCCGGATGAATAATTGCCCCATAACTAGAAGAGCCAGTCTTACCAGACTGATCTGGGTTTGGCTTATGTTCTATAGAGCCAATCTTCAGGGCGCGAACTTTTTTGTGGCACTGGTATCTCGGCATTTCTTGTTCAGTCATCTCTTACACTCCGGTAGTGAACAGGTCTAACGCTTCCTTCGATTTACGCACCGCTTCGATAGTGCGGGTCGTGATATCTGAATTAGCGCCGCCTGACTGGAAGTGAATTTTGAATAGCTCAAGCTTCAGCTCGTCAGTGCCAATGAATTGAAATGCTTCCTCTGCGGCTGCGTTCTGGTTCATGACCAGCTTGTAAATCTCTAACTGGAATTTGCTGTTCTTCAGTCATGGGAATAATCTCTGCCATTGTTGGCTCCGTTTATCCGTTAAAAGGGATATCAGTTAAGTTATCCCGTGTAGGGTATAAGCCATTATCAAAGCCACTCTGTAGGGAATGGCTTTTGTAATAACTACTGTTCGCTTAGCTTCTGCTTCAGCAAGTAACCTTCGAGCATCCAGATTTTGTTTACAGCATTTTGCCTGGCAATCTTCCGACCAATTTCTGCATCAAAGTTTTCCGGGCTTGCACAGGCGCTCTCTCCGGTGACGGTGAAGCCATTCTTCAGCACCAGTACGCAGAAAGTGAGCAACTTCAATGGTGATAAATCACGATCGCCTTCTTCTGGTTTTTCCCTGCCACAATATTCGTTGCTGGAAATGGCACCATTACGTCCATCATAAGCAGTAAAGTAATGCTCGCTTTTAATCACGTCTTCGATGTGCTGCGGAGTGATTCTCGGAGCGGTTTTGCCTTTCTCAACGATTTCTTTTTCGATTTGCTGGTCGTTCATAATTATGACCCTGTGGAGTGGTTGCTTGATTAGGATGTCTTTCCATCAGTCCGCCACCACAAAGAATCTTTTTTTGCCATAAGGCAGGAGGTTCATCTTTCAGTGGCTGCCAGTGTTATTTCCCCACTTACTGGCTTGGGTTGTTTCGCTGTACTGCCGTAACTGGTTGCCAAGAATAAATTCTGGTTTCATTATCAAGCCCACCCGTAGATAGGCTTTGTAATGGCTACTTCTTCAGAACTGATTCGATGAATTCACGTCGGGGATGACGATAGTTCAGAATATCTTCTGGCATCCTCATAAAGCGGTTGTTGCCGTCTTTGGCAGTAACAAAACAGCTGTGAACTCCGCAGACATCCGTTTTGATTGTGTCGCTATACTCAAAAAGCAACTGAGCCATCTTCTCTTGCCATTCTGGCGGCATAGCCTCCATGAATACTCGCGGCATCACGCAGAACGGCGCATGCGTAAGACCAAACCACAGTTGCAGGTCTTTACGATATTCTTCATCCATCGTCTTTACCTTTGTTGCAATAAAAAGCCCCGCGAATGCGAGGCTAAATCCTGGTATTTGTAATGACTGGCTCTTATCTCAACGCAGCCCCTTACCGCGCGCAAGATGCTCAATATCAAGCATCAGCAATGAGATGTTTAATCTGGATTCACTCCAGAAGTGATCACCACCCTGTCTACAGAGCCAGATGTGAAGGATGATGAGTAAAATTATCGCTATCATCGAAGGCATTGCGTCCTGATGTATTCCTGAAGCGTTCTCAGTGCTGTTTGGTCGCGGATAATTCCGTCCCGGATATCGAGAACGTTTCGTCCAGCAACTGGAGAGAGTTCGACGGTGGCATCATTGCCCATGCCGGAGGCGCTGGAGGTTTTGGCTGAGGATGGCACAGGGCATTTTCCTTTGACGAGCACCCTGCCACCATTATCAAGCTTGCGCCGAAGAGCATCATTTTCAGCTTTCGCATCAGCTAACTCCTTCGTGTATTTAGCATCGAGTGCATCAGCATCACGCTGGCGCTGTTGCATGTCAGTAATGGTGGCGTTCGCCAGCTTCAGCTCACTGACTTTTTTATCGCGCTGCTCTTTGTAGGTAATGGCGTTATCACGGTAATGATTAACAGCCCATGACAGGCAGACGATGATGCAGATAACCAGAGCTGAGATAATCGCGGTTACTCTGCTCATGCCTCAATCTCTCTGACCGTTCCGCCAGCTTCTTTGAATTTTGCAATCAGGCTGTCAGCCTTATGCTCGAACTGACCATAACCAGCGCCCGGCAGTGAAGCCCAGATATTGCTGCAACGGTCGATAGCCTGACGAATATCACCGCGATCAATCATTGGTAAAGCGCCACGCTCTTTAATCTGTTGCAGTGCCACAGCGTCCTGGCTTTTCGGAGAGAAGTCTTTCAGGCCAAGCTGCTTACGATAGGCATCCCACCAACGGGAAAGAAGCTGGTAACGTCCGGCTGCTGTTGATTTGAGTTTGGGGTTTAGCGTGACAAGTTTGCGAGGGTGATCGGAGTAATCAGTGAATAGCTCTCCGCCAACAATGACGTCATAACCATGATTTCTGGTTTTCTGACGTCCGTTATCAGTCCCCTCTGACCACGCCAGCATATCGAGGAACGCCTTACGTTGATTATTGATTTCCACCATCTTCTACTCCGGCTTTTTTAGCAGCGAAGCGTTTGATAAGCGAACCAATCGAGTCAGTACCGATGTAGCCGATGAACACGCTCGTTATATAAGCGAGATTACTACTTAGTCCGGCGAAGTCGAGAAGGTCACGAATGAACCAGGCGATAATGGCGCACATCGTTGCGTCGATTACTGTTTTTGTAAACGCACCGCCATTATATCTGCCGCGAAGGTACGCCATTGCAAACGCAAGGATTGCCCCGATGCCTTGTTCCTTTGCCGCGAGAATGGCGGCTAACAGGTCATGTTTTTCTGGCATCTTCATGTCTTACCCCCAATAAGGGGATTTGCTCTATTTAATTAGGAATAAGGTCGATTACTGATAGAACAAATCCAGGCTACTGTGTTTAGTAATCAGATTTGTTCGTGACCGATATGCACGGGCAAAACGGCAGGAGGTTGTTAGCGCGACCTACTGCCACCCGCTTTCACGAAGGTCATGTGTAGAAGGCCGCAGCGTAACTATTACTAATGAATTCAGGACAGACAGTGGCTACGGCTCAGTTTGGGTTGTGCTGTTGCTGGGCGGCGATGACGCCTGTACGCATTTGGTGATCCGGTTCTGCTTCCGGCATTCGCTTAATTCAGCACAACGGAAAGAGCATTTATGGCTCGCATCGCGGGAAAAAGCCCACGGTAGAGAGTCGAACTCTACAAATACTCTTACCTGTTGTGCGCTCCGTTTCGTGGAGCTAACGGCGACGCTAGTGCCGGTCTATGCGTCGCACCCTTGAGGGATTTACTAAGGCGACATGCCCGTTGTTACCCACTCAATTGGACCCTCCCCGTCGCCATCTGGGTCTAGTCAGGAATCGAACCTGCCGAGGGTACATTTGAATGGGCGCCCGTTATTAATCACACCGGGCCAGTGCGCCGAATTTGGTAGCGGGGAGTCGGAAGACCCCGTGATTTTGGTTTCTTAGGCCGCCATCAACATCAAATCATCGTTTGCATTTATCTTTGTGGTCAGTTTCTAAAAACCCGCAAAGTCGCCAACTCTGACGAAAACTATCGTTGTGCTGCCACAACGATAAGAGCACTCGGTGCATTTAAGCCAAGCCCCATAAGGGAGAATGCTCTTACCTGTTGTGCAAACGCAAAAAGCCCCGAGCTATTAACTCAGGGCTTTATTTAACGAGTGCATTTATCCATCGTTGAGTCAAATTTACCCAACTTTATTCAATAAGTCAATATTATGCCGTTAATATGTTGCCATCCGTGGCAATCATGCCGCTAACGTGTGACCGCATTCAAAATGTTGTCTGCGATTGACTCTTCTTTGTGGCATTGCACCACCAGAGCGTCATACAGCGGCTTAACAGTGCGTGACCAGGTGGGTTGAGTAAGGTTTGGGATTAGCATCGTTACAGCGCGATATGCGGCGCTTGCTGGCATTCTTGAATAGCCGACACCTTTGCATCTTCCGCACTCTTTCTCAACAACTCTTCCCCACTGCTCTGTTTTGGCTATATCAACCGCACGGCCTGTACCGTGGCAATCTCTGCACCTTGCTCCCGGCGTCGCGGCACTACGGCAATAATCCGCATAAGCGAATGTTGCGAGCACTTGCAGTACCTTTGCCTTAGTATTTCCTTCAAGCTTTGCCACGCCACGGTATTTCCCCGATACCTTGTGTGCAAATTGCATCAGATAGTTGATAGCCTTTTGTTTGTCGTTCTGGCTGAGTTCGTGCTTACCACAGAATGCAGCCATTCCGAATCCGGCTTGTGATTGCGCCATCCCCATAGCAGCCATCACATCAGTACCGGAAAGAGAGTCAGAAGCCGTAGCCCGTGGTGAGTCGCTCATCATCTGGCTTTTTGGCGAATGAAATTTAGCTACGCTTTCGAGTCTCATGCGCCTTCTCCCTGTACCTGAATCAATGTTAGGTTTCCGCAGAACACTGCGCCGGTATCTATATACATCTGGTTGGCAAACTTGAGTGGTTTCACTGCTGGCGTATGACCAAAGATGAACGTGTCCGCTCCTTTGATTTCTTTTACGATCCCGTCTTGTGAGTTGCTGATTCGTTCGCGGTTCCAGATTACCTGCTGATGATCAACTGGCTTTCCAAACTCGTATTCGTCACAAGGATAATCGGCGTGGCAGATGACATATTTTTTACCTTTGCTCACCAGTTCAATGATTAACGGAAGTTCATCTGCTTTATGGGCAAGAGCTTTAGCCAGAATTTCTTTGTCGTAATCGAGATTAAAGAACCAGCCACCGCCATTAAACAGCCAGTGATTGACGTTTCCACGCTCTGATAAGCCATCAATCATCATTTGCTCATGGTTTCCACGTACAGCTCGGAACCAGGGGAATGTGATTAATTCCAGACATTCGACGTTCTCTGTACCGCGATCGACCAAATCGCCAACCGAGATAAGCAGGTCTTTTTTGGTGTCGAATCCTATCGTCTCCAGTTTTTTCATCAGGTTCGTGTAGCATCCGTGCAGATCGCCAACTACCCAAATATTTCGGTATTTGCTGCCATCAATTTTTTCGTAATAGCGCATCTCTTTCACTCCATCCGCGATGAACCATGAGAACGTCGTTGACGATGGCGTGCATTTTCCCGTCTTTATCATCAACGTATTTTCTGACCGTACCGCGACTACATTTCAGTCTGCGTGCTACTTCTGTCTGGTTTCCGTATGCTTCAACGAGCATGTCTGGAATGGTTTTTACTGAGAACGTCATGCGGCCTCACTTCTGCTATTTCGCAGGTCTTTGAGTTTCTGTTGGTACTCTGCCTTGATCGCCTTGCACTCTTCGATAGTCCAGCGATGGCGGTTATGGTTTGATTCGATTTCGTCTACTGCTTCCTGCCCGATGCGGCTAATCAGTTCGACGCGATACGGAACGAGATTTCCGCTTTTGTGCTGGTTGCACACCACGCATTGCTTGTGAATATTGCGTTCATCAAATCGGAGTTGAGGTGCCGCAGCAGTTGTCCGGTAATGGCCGGCATCCCACTGAGCAGACGTGAGCGTTCCGCACGAGATACATGGTAAGTCGCGGTCTCTTTCTCTGATGAAGGCGTTTACGGCTTGTTGGGCTTGTTTAATCCAGTAACTGCGGGGCTTTAAGGCGAGTTTTCGAATCTTAAGTTTATCTTTCTGTTTCTGCTCCTCTCGTCGTCGTTTCTTCTCTGCTGCTTTTTCCGCTTTTTCGCGTTCTTTACTTCGTCGTTCGAGTGCTATCTTGGTTCCACACTCTGGAGAGCACCACCACTGATTAGCGAATGCAGGGTGAAACCATTCCCGACATTCACCGTTTTTACATCGTCTTCGTGCTGGTTTAGCCATCGTCTTCTTCCTCGTACATTGAGCTATTCGGATCGCTCATCAGTTCTGCGCAGCAATCGGAGCACACGTGAACTTCCAGCACATGCAGCTTCTGACCGCAGTTAGCGCACGTTAAAGCTCGCTCGACGCTTTCTTTCTGGTATTGAAGGGATTGGGATGGGCTAAGCATTATTGGATTCTCTGCATCATGAGAAAGACAATCATGGCGGCGCGGAGTGGGTTTTCATCTTGAGTCATATGATATGGGGTACTATCACTGCCAACTTTTCTATGCGCTGCCTTCCATAATCCATTTTCTGGCGCTGGAATAATGCCAATTCTGTTCTCTACGATAATCGGCTCTGCGTCTGATGGGCTTTTACAGTAATCAACCGTTTTTATTGCATAACCAGTTTCGTCATCCCACTCAACACCAACGATTGATGTTCCCAACTTTGCGATTTCGCAATCTTCGGGAGTAAATCCACAGCAAATTGCCACTCGCTTGTTAATTTCAAAATCACTTAACTGTGAATAATCCATTGTCATTTCCTCGCACGATGTCTTAGCCACCGGATATCCCACAGGTGAGCCGTGTAGTTGAAGGTTTTTACGTCAGATTCTTTTGGGATTGGCTTGCGTTTATTTCTGGAGCGTTTCGTTGGAAGGTATTTGCAGTTTTCGCAGATGATGTCGGTGAAACTTCGTCGCTGTCGTCTCATTCGTACCTCCTGTCGGTAAATCTGACACCCTGACCAATAGCCCAGGCTGTTGTGTACTCGATCAGACTTGCCATGCGCTTCACGCTCATCTGCGCGCTGCTTTCGCGAATGTTGACGTATTCGCCTTCAAGCCCGGGCAAAACATCAGCTTCCTGCTTTGTTGCCACTGCATGACCGCTGATCAACAAAACCTTCCATTGTTCTGGTTTTAACCATTTATCGCACCACTGAACTTGCCTAGCGATATCTGCGACCATCGCGTGAAATTTTGCGTTCTGGTCAAGGTTGCGCTTGTAGTCAGTAATGCGGATGGTAACTGGCTTGTCTTTATCGAGTGGTGTTGCGAGGATGGCGTTGATTGCGGCTTGCTGTTGTTGTTTACCACGGAGGAAGATTGTTTGCTTCATCGTTACTCCTTCACTTTGACTCCAGCAGCGCGGATGTTTTCCTCATAAGCATCCATTCCATCGCCGAAGCCATTGGAATAATCAACAGTAAACCCTTTGGTTAATGCTTCTCTGCTGTCGATAAACTTTGGCGCGGTTATTTCAATAGCTGCTCGCGATGCCTGCCACGCTTGCCAATACATCTCAACCATATTGGCGTATATTTTATTTTTAGGATCACATCCAGTGTAATTTTCAAACCATTCTTCAAACTGCTTTCTTGATTCGTCCATATCAATCCCCGTTAGTCGTTTCACTCACGAATCTGACAAAACCAGCCATGTTAATTTGCATGAGTTTTTTCAACACTTTGTCTCGCCGGCTACGTTTTGGTTTTGGCCTGTGGTTGAATCTTTCACAAACTGGAAGGCTTGATGATTTCCAGTACCTATTACGCCTTGCTCCATCTTCCGCCATATCGGCATGAATAAGGTCTGCGAGTGTGCTCATATTCACCTCTCCAGTTACATTGGTTTTGTAATGTTGCTAGTCATCTTACGAATAAAAAAATGCGTACGTAGCTTTGCTTCCCACATGTAAATCTCCTCAAGGCGAGATAAATCTACGAATACCGGACCTTTGTAATCTGGTCTTGATGCCCTTATGTATGAGCTAATAGTTTGTGCATCTTGCTCGTCAAGATTCATGACTTCCCTCTCTAACAGATTTCAGGTTATTCCACTCCGTTACCGCACTGCGATAATTCGCGGCCGCCACAGCGGCGTGGTTAGCGCAGTAGATTTGGCACCCGTTCTCCATGTCGAATATTGTCGGTGATTTTCCGCATTTACATTTTTTGGCACGCGGTGCGTCTGAACACATTCCGTTAACGGTGTCCATCAGGATCCCCCTCGTTCTTAATCCAATAAAAAAGGGCTACTGTGTAAATAGCCCCTGTTATTAGCTCAGTGATGTAGATGGTCATACGTCAGCCCCTTGTGCATATCGTCTGCCACGCGCAGCAGGTGCATTTGATGCTGTGCAAATCTGTCTGGCTTCATCCTGGTCACATGCAACAAAGTGTCCGTTACAGAACCGCTGGTAAACCGTACCAAGCGAGCCAAAACGGTTTTTCGTCACAATGATTTCAGCAAATGGCGCGGCGCTACTGTTCTCGTCATATACCGCTTCCCGATAGAGCATGATGATTGAGTCTGCGTCCTGTTCAATGCTTCCTGAATCACGCAAATCTGCGTTTGTCGGGCGTTTGTTTGGTCGCTTCTCAACATCGCGCGAAAGCTGACTTAGGGAGATCACAGGCGTTTTCAGGTCTTTCGCCATCGCCTTAAGGCTTCCGGAGATGTGAGCAATTGCGAGGTCGTTGCGATCTGCTTTCGGCTTCTCAATCAGGCCAAGATAATCCGCCATGATGAGTGACAGGTTTGGATTTTCCTGTTTGTGCCGTTCTGCGATTGAGCGTATTTCTTCGACCGATAACCGCGAGGCATCGACTACCCATACATCCAAATCTGCAAGCTGACTCATGCCGTTAGCAACGCGCGCCCAGCCTTCGTCATCCATCGATGCAGGATTTCGCAGTACGCTAACCGACATCCTCCCGGCGTTGGCAATGCTTCGCTCTGCAATCTGCAATGCGCTCATTTCCATTGAGAAAATCAATACCCCGCGCCGGACGTCAGAACCAGGAATAACGCGGCTTGCAACGCCTTCGGCAATCTTCAGCGCCAGTTCGGTTTTCCCCATACCCGGACGAGCAGCGATAATCACCAGGTCTTCCGCGTTCATCCCTCCGGTGATGGCGTCAAGTTCTTCGATTCCGGTCTTCAGGGTATCTGACTCTTCTCCGTTCCTCAGACGCTTGTCAAGCGTATCAGTGTAGTCAGTGATGATTTCCCCTAACCGTACCGGTTTAACCTCGTCACAGGGCTTTCTGATGGCTGAGAGACGCTTTACAAGTTCATCCATCGCCTGACTCGATGCGTCGATGGTTCCGCTCTGAATTGGTTCACGCATTTCATCCATGATTTCCAGCACCAGACGGCGGTGATAGTTATCCGCGACCATTCCGGCATATCCCTTCAGGTTTGCGGCACTCGGGCAGTTTTTGCTGGTCATCAGGATTGACGTGAAATGCTCCTCTCCGCACGCCTCGGCAACCATCAGCGCGTCGATTAGGTTTCTGTTTCGCGCCTGCTTGCGGATAACCTCGAAGGCTTTCCGGTAGAGCGGAATTGAAAACGCTTCCGGCTCCAGCGTTGCCAGAACGTCACTGGCAGTTGGTGTTAATCCACCAATCAGCAGGCCACCGATAACGCTCGCTTCGATATCCTGTTTCATGCAATCCCCCTGCCTGCAAACTTCCCTTCCCGAACTCCCGTTAACGAATCTTCCCTCAGCAGGTAATCAAAATCAGCCGTCCAGCCCGTGTCGTTGTCTCCGAAGTAAAACGGCTTGGCCTGATGCACAAACGCCCTGACATACGCTCTGAAACCGTCCACGTTTGGCGTTTTCAGTTGCGGGATGATTTTCTTCAGGCGGCGTTTTCGTTTCTCGTTGACCGCAACAGCGTGTGGCAGTCTGTCACCGACTTCGGTGTTGTAGGCGTTCAGGAAGGATTCGTAGTCGATTCGTTCTGCCTTGCGACGTTCAGGTTTAACCTGCCCATCGCCTCCCCCATTGGGGGGTAGGGGGGTATTATTTATATTCTTGTTAATACCTTCTTGTTCATGATGTGCGGTTGTTTGTGCGGCTTCATGTGCGCTTTCATGTGCGGCATGTACGCTGAAAGCCGCGCTATTGCTGGCTTCATCATGTGCGGCATCATGTGCGGTTGTTTGTGCGGCTTCATGTGCGGGTAAATTGTCCATTTTTTGAGCATATTCATGGTAATTTGTGATGGTTATCACACGGCCTTTTTGCTTCTCTCCATCAATGGAGATCATCCCCTCTTTCACAAAAACCTGAAGCATCCGCTCAACCTGATCACGGCTTGCTGGCTTGCCATGTCTGTCGCATAACTGAAGACCTAAATCAGCTGCTGTCACAACCAGTTGACCGGGTTGCAGATGCCATTCATGACCTTTGAAATTCGCTTTGTATGGCTTTCTGGCGGCATTCAGGAGAAGGTTTTCCCACAGGGTGCGAAGATAAACATCTTTCGCCCATGACTGTTTCAGAATGCTCCGGTACAACGGAATGTAACCAGTTTTCTGGTTCTCCATCCTGTTGCTCCTGCGCTCGTGTGCGGCGCTGAAATCGTAGATTTTTGCTGTATTGCTCATAACTACCTGCCTTGACGAAAGACCTTAAGAACATCGTTAAACTGACTTACGGATATGTCTTCTTTGAGAAGCTTTTCCAGAAATGCGTTTGGAATGAACGTATATCCCTCCTCTTTTGGTAGAGACGGGAGCAACGCCCTCGCCTCAGCCTTCAGAAGCTCAGTTCTGGCAACTTTCACAAAAGAGATTTGAGTTCTTTCATCAATGGAACGAAGGAAGCGCAAACGCTTAGCTTCTTTGTGTGTATCAGGTGGAGTAAAGCCTTTGTTTCGCATATAATTACCTCGTTGGATGTTGTTAAAATTCCATTTGTATTTGATCAGAACGCTCGGTTGCCGCCGGGCGTTTTTTATTGGTGAGAATCGAAGCAACTTGTCGTGCCAATCGAGCCATGTCGTCGTCGACAACACCCCATTCAAGAACAGCAAGCAGCATTGAGAACTTTGGAATCCAGTCCCTCTTCCACCTGCTGATCTGCGACTTATCAACTCCCACAGCTTCCGCTGTCTTCTCAGTTCCAAGCATTGCGATTTTGTTAAGCAACGCACTCTCGATTCTTAGAGCCTCGTTGCGTTTGTTTGCACGAACCATATGTAAGTATTTCCTTAGATAACAATTGATTGAATGTATGCAAATAAATGCATACACCATAGGTGTGGTTTAATTTGATGCCCTTTTTCAGGGCTGTGATGTGTAAGAGCGAGAATGTCTTAAGCGGCTTTGTGTTCCGGCGGGAACACGTCATCAAGACTGACTTTTGCGCCTAACTTGTTTAGGCACTCAACAAGAGCACGGCATGTTTTAAGGTCTGGGAAGCGACGACCAGATTCCCAATGTCCGATAGCTCCCTGTGTGCATCCAACTGCCTTAGCAAGTGTTGTTTGAGAGATATTCAGTGACTCTCGATATTTTCGTAGGTTGCTCATATGCCCTCCATAGTAACCATGAAACAATAATACGATATGTACTTTTAGAATGCAAACAAAAAAATACATCTTGTGCATGGATGGTTTTAGTACAGAGCGTAATAATAAGGGTATGAAAATGAAATGGTATGAACTGGCTAGATCCAGAATGAAAGAGCTCGGCATAACTCAAGAGAGGTTAGCTGAAGAGCTTGGTATGACGCAGGGTGGAATTGGTCACTGGTTGCGCGGATCTCGTCATCCATCTCTTGACGAGATTGGTGTGGTGTTTAAATACCTTGGTATTGATAACGTCTCATTCAACCACGACGGTACATTTTCACCTGTTGGCGAATACTCTCTGCCCCCGTTAAAAAAACAATATGAGTACCCTGTTTTTTCTCATGTTCAGGCCGGGATGTTCTCGCCTGAGCTTAGAACCTTTACCAAAGGTGATGCGGAGAGATGGGTCAGCACAACCAAAAAAGCCAGTGATTGTGCGTTCTGGCTTGAAGTTGAAGGTAATTCCATGACCGCGCCAACAGGATCCAAGCCAAGCTTTCCTGACGGGATGTTAATTCTCGTTGACCCTGAGCAGGCTGTTGAGCCAGGTGATTTCTGCATAGCCAGACTTGGTGGTGACGAGTTTACCTTCAAGAAACTGATCAGGGATAGCGGTCAGGTGTTCCTACAGCCACTAAACCCGCAATATCCAATGATTCCATGCAATGATAGCTGTTCCGTAGTAGGGAAAGTTATCGCCAGCCAGTGGCCTGAAGAGACATTTAGTTAACAGCCTCACAACTCTAAAATACACAACAATAACCCGACCTTAGCGTCGGGTTTTCTTTTTCCAAAATATAAACCCATTAAATACAAAGCGTTATAAAAAACTAATTATATTTAGAACATTTTGTATTGACTCAATAAAGTACAAATCGTACTATTTAGCCATCAGCAGGACGCACTAACCACCATGAAGGTGAGGCTCTTAAAAATTAAGCCCTGAAGAAGGGCGGCATTCAAAGCAGAAAGCTTTGGGGTGTGGTGAAGCTCAACGGCGAGCTAGGGAATAGTTTTGCGGTGAAGATTCTAGACAACTAACCGCAGGATGCGCGTAACCCAATCGGCAGCGCACCGATGGAAGCTGGTTCGACTCCAGCCACCACACCACCAAAGCTAACTGACAGGAGAATCCAGATGGATGCACAAACACGCCGCCGCGAACGTCGCGCAGAGAAACAGGCTCAATGGAAAGCAGCAAATCCCCTGTTGGTTGGGGTAAACGCAAAACCAGTTAACCGCCCTATTCTCTCGCTGAATCGCAAACCGAAATCACGAGTAGAAAGCGCACTGAATCCGATAGACCTTACGGTGCTGGCTGAATACCACGAACAGATTGAAAGCAACCTGCAACGTATTGAGCGCAAGAATCAGCGCACATGGTACAGCAAGCCACGCAGTGAAATGGGTGTGACTTGTGTTGGTCGCCAGAAAATGAAATTAGGCAGCAAACCACTTATTTGAGGTGAGATATGGAAGAACAAGCAAACAAGATTCTCGTAGAACTACTGCAAAAAGCCAGTAATGGAATAGACGCGGCTGTTTCATTTAGCCAGGCACAGATTCCTGATGTCATCCATCAGCTTTTGATGTGGCACGCCGTATCATCAGCTGGAATTCAGGCTATCTGTGTATTGGTGATTATAGCGTGTGTTTATCTGATGATTTTTGCATGGAATAAAGGAGATGATGCGGATGTTGTTATTTTATCGCTACTTGTAACATCAGGAATAGAGATTACTTCTATTGTTGTTTTCTTCAATTATTTCGACTGGCTGAAAATCTGGCTTGCTCCAAAACTTTACCTTATCGAATATGCAGCATCATTGGTTAAGTAATTTCAGGCCGAATATTCGGCCTTTATTTTTAGCATAAACAACAGAGGTGAATATGAACGCAGTTGAATTTACAAAATGGATGGCAGAGCAAGATATCACAGGAGCCGACGAAAAGGCTGTGTACTACATGGCTATGCTATGGATTCACAAAGCAAAAGAGGCTGCAAATGCTCTTGGAGGTGAGTGATGTGCGAGTTTTATGAAGCAGATATCAAACGCCCAGAAATGGCAAGTGATGCGACATTACGTGATTACTTCGCAGCAAAGGCTATGCAAGCAATGATTAGCAATCCATCGATTATCGATAATGATTCTGATGGAGCTGTTAATTATGCAGCAAGCGCTGCATATAAGTTTGCAGACGCAATGCTCAAAGCTCGCGAATAAGCACTGTGTATTCATTCCAACGAGTGAATACACGGAGCAATGTCGCTCGTAACTAAACAGGAGCCGACTTGTTCTGATTATTGGAAATCTTCTTTGCCCTCCGATGTGAGGGCAATTTTTTTGATGGAGGATATATGAGTGAAGTAACAGATTTAGTTGTTATTGAAAAAGCAAATGCAATGACTGTATTTCAGTCTGCCGACCAGATTGAAGAAATCCTTCAAAAGGTTGAACGTGAAGTTATGTCCTTTGTGCCTGATATCACAACGGCAAAGGGCAGAAAGGAGATCGCTTCTCTGGCGTATAAAGTTGCGCAGACGAAAACATATCTCGATGGTCTTGGCAAAGACCTTGTTGCTGAACTGAAGGAAATTCCAAAGCTAATTGATGCCAACCGCAAGACAGTGCGCGATCGCCTTGATGAGCTGAAAGCCAAGGCACGCCAGCCTCTTACTGATTATGAGGAAGAACAGGCGCGGATTAAAGCCGAAGAAGAAGCTAAGGCAGCAGCTGAAGCTCTCGCAAAGCAAATTGAGTCTGACCATGAAATAGCGATTTTGATGGATCGCGAATTTGACCGCCAAAGAGAAGAGGCAAGACTCAAAGCGGAGCAGGAAAAGCGAGAGCATGAAGAACGCTTAAAAAGAGAAGCTGAAGAGAAAGCCAGAGCAGAAGCCGAAGCAAAGGCAAAATCCGAAATTGAAGCAGCAGCAAGGCGAGAAGCAGAAGCTAAGGCCGCAGCGGAACGTGCAGAGCGTGAACGCATTGAAGCCGAGCAGCGAGCACAGCGCGAAGCAAAAGAGGCAGCAGAACGAGCTGAAAGAGAAAAGCAGGCAGCAATTGAAGCAGAACGCAGAAAAGCACAGGAGGAGGCTGAACGAATCCGTCGCGATGCTGAAGCAAAAGAGCAAGCCAGAATAGCAGAAGAAAAAAGAATCAAGGACGAAGAAGAGCGTAGAGCAAAGGATAAAGCTCACCGGAAAGAAGTAAATAACAAAATACTTGCTGACCTTATCAAGGTTGGCGCATCAGAAGATGTTGCTAAAAATATCATAACAGCCATCGTAAAAGGCGAAGTATTCGCAACAAAAATAACCTACTAATAAACCAACATAAGGAACCACCCATGATTTACGCAATCGCGGGAGGCGCTCGCATGGGTGCCTTCCAACTAAATGAATCTTTACTTGAACGAATCACCCGTAAATTACGTGACGGATGGAAAAGAGTTGAGGTCTTATTATGCGCAATGAAATAGCCATCAATCACCAGATGCTTCGTGCTGCACAGAACAAAGCAGTAATAGCACGATTTATTGGTGATTCAAAAATGTGGCTTGAAGCAAATAAAGCGATGAAATCAGCTATCAATCTTCCGTGGTATCGCAGGAAATGAGTTTTACAGATAACTGGTCAGACGAAGAGTTCATTCGTCAGATGAAAGAATTAATCGGTAACGAAGGAGATATTCATGTCACTTGCAACCACAGTGAAGGAGAGCAAGTTACAGAGACGCATGTACACACAGAAAGCTCTCTGGTATCGCCATAATGGTGACCGCGAAGGAATGCGGGTATGCCTTAATTTGTCCCGAGTCGAAGTATTAAATCAGCGTTATTTCCTTGGGCCATGTCCATTCTGAGAACAATCATATGAGCAAAGAATTTTACGCAAGACTGGCAGCTATTCAGGAAAATCTGAACGCGCCCAAGAATCAGTACAACTCATTCGGTAAATATAAATACAGAAGCTGCGAAGACATTCTTGAAGGCGTTAAGCCGTTACTGAATGGTCTGTTTTTATCAATCAGCGATGAAGTTGTGTTGATTGGTGATCGGTATTACGTGAAAGCCACGGCAACTATTACCGATGGCGAAAACAGTCATACGGCAACCGCTCTTGCACGAGAGGAAGAAAGCAAGAAAGGAATGGATTCTGCACAAGTTACTGGAGCTACAAGTTCTTATGCGCGCAAGTATTGCCTCAATGGTTTGTTCGGCATAGATGATGCGAAAGATGCAGATACAGACGAGCATAAACATCAGCAGAACGCAGCAGCAAAGCAATCAAAGCCATCACCTACACCTGAACAGGTTTTAAAAGCATTCACTGACGCAGCAATGCAGAAAAACACCGTAGAAGAGCTTAAACAGGCGTTCGCCAAAGCGTGGAAGATGCTCGAAGGCACACCGGAGCAGCACAAAGCGCAGGACGTTTACAACATCAGACGAGACGAATTAGAAGGAGCGGCTGCTTAATGGCACATTCGATTACTGTAAGACTAAACAAGCCCGCAAGAGAGTTTCAGGCCGGGGAAAATATCGGATTCAACATCCGTGCTGGCGTTCAGTATTACGATCGCCAGACAAAAAAGAAAGAATGGACAAACTACAGCGCCGTTGTATTTGCCAAGCCGGGAGCGCAAGCGGATTACTACCGTAGTGTTCTTGTTGAAGGTGGCATTGTAGAAATTACCGGAGAAAACATCAGGGTTGATGTTTATCAGGGGCAAAATGGTCAATCAATCACTCTTGAATTACTGAATGCAAAGATTGGATTTGCAACTTCAGGAAACAGCCAACAGCAGCAAAGTAGCGATCATCAAAATCATCCTGAATACGACGATTCAATTCCATTCTAAAGTAGCAACATAAGGATTCCATTATGCCAGCGCCTATGTATGGTGCGGATGACCCGCGCCGCTGTTCCGGCAATTCCGTATCGGAGGTGCTGGATAAATTCAGGAAAAACTACGACCTGATAATGTCGCTACCGCAGGAAACGAAAGAGGAAAAGGAATTTCGCCACTGTATATGGCTTGCAGAGAAAGAAGAACGAGAGCGAATTTACCAGACATCAATCCGACCATTCCGCAAAGCCACATATACCCACTTCCCTGAAATTGACCCGCGCCTGCGTAATTACCGCTCACGCTATGGCGCTATCAGTAATGACTGAGGAATTTACCATGAGAGGACTTGCATACAATCCCGGCATTCTTCCGGCAGAAATGATTATTCGCCAACGCGTAAAGCCAATGCCATCGAGAGAGGAATTGCTTAAGAGAAAGAGTTTCGGTTCTGTTAATGACAACAAATATCTGAATGCGATGTGGCGGAGTGGGAAGAAATGAAACAAATGACACTAATTGAGATGGATGGATTTCTGAAAGGTAAATGCATCCCACGAGATTTAAAGGTTAACGAAACAAACGCTGAATATCTGGTGCGTAAGTTCGGTGAACTTGAATCAAAACTAGAAACGGCGTTGCGGGAGTGTCGTTCTGCTGGAATCACGATTGATAACCTTGATGCCAAGTGCGCGGCGCTGGCAGCGGAGAGTGCGGTGATGAAGGCGGGACATTCATATTTCTCATATGGCTCTGAGCATAATTTCGAATGGCACAAAACTGCTGAGGAAGCTATCGAATCGGCTGAGGCTGCAATCGACGACTATCGCGGTGATGCTTGCGATGGATGGAGCGAAGAGGTCGATAGTATTTGCTGGGGAATCATCATGCAATCGTCAACGAAGGTTGGCGAACGACCACGCAACGAGGATGACTGTTGTGATCCTGCGATCGATACGATTTGCGATTATGCGCTTCTACCTAATATCGAAACCCCAGCCACCGACACTTTTCTGGCTGAAGTACGTGCGCAGGGTGTGGAGATGGCTATGGAGCATATGCAGTCGAGCGGTTCGTTAACATTTGGAGATTGCTACATATCACTTAACGAGTTCGCCGCAGAGCTTCGCAAAGGAGGTAACCAGTGAGCAAGATTGACTATCAAAAGCTTCGTGAAATCGCTGAAAAAACAAAAATTGCTGGTGAAGCACCTGTAATGCCTTTCGATCAGCGAATTAATGCGCTTAACGATTTTATGAAGCACTTTTCGCCAGATATCGCGCTGGCATTGTTGGATGAATGGGAAAGAAACCAGCAATACATAAAACGCCGCGATCAGGAGAACGAGGATATTGCGCTAACGGTAGGGAAGCTGCGCGTTGAGCTGGAAGGCAAAGACAGCAAAATAGCCAATCTTACCGCCGAACGCGATGCTCTTCGTGAAGGTGAGATGGGCGACGCTAGGCATAGCAACACACGGGCCGCAGCTGATATCTACTTCCAACTGGTCGAGGAGTGCGAAATTCCTGCTGGCGGTTCTCTGGTCGAGTACGTTGACGATATGCGCGAGAAGCTGGAAGCCGCAGAGAAGCGCATTGCAGAACTGGAAAGCAACGAAGTCCGTGAAGTCGGAAATCAGTTTCTTGTTGTTCGCCATCCTGGGAAAACTCCTGTCATCAAGCACTGCACTGGTGACCTGGAAGAGTTTCTGCGGAAGTTAATCGAACAAGACCCGTTAGTAACTATCGACATCATTACGCATCGCTATTACGGGATTGGCGGTCAATGGGTTCAGGATGCAGTTGAGTATCTGCATATGATGTCTGACGCTGGCATTCGCATCAAAGGAGACGCAGGAGAACAAAACGATGAAAAACCGTAAAGCAAAATTACTTCTTTTATCGCGTTCGACGGGGTACGAGAAGCTACCAATCAGCAATCACAAACGGGCGGTGATCGGCATGTTTGGTAGGGTGGTATTCGCATTTAACTATAAACCCACCGCGTCGCGGAACAGACGAGAGAAGGGGTACGCAGTGCGATGAAAAACCGTAAGGCAAAGATGCTGATAGCAAAGCCCGGGCAGCGTATCCGTATCTCAAATCGGCTTGTTATTTACTATAGATATCTGGGTTTTAGGGGGTGTTCCTCTATTCGTTTTTACGGTGTCTGGCGGAGCAGAAGCGCGGCGCAAAACCGCTGGAAAAACCACTTGCGCACTAAAGGAGAGTGAGGTGCCTACACTATTCAGGAAAACTATCCGCGAAAGAGTAGAGCAATAGAATTGCTGTTTATCATTCTGTTTTTCGTGTTGCTGATACCAATATCCTCAATATTAGTGACTGTTCTAGTGGGGAAAGCATTTGAACCGTTAGTTGACCTGTATATCGATATAGTGTGTAAACCATTCGGGGCACTACACAATAAAATTAACCCATACAAGGAAACTGATATGGCAACTTTGACAAAAGAAGAGAGTTTTACCAAAAAACAAATCGCCGAGGCAAAAATCCTCGACAATAACGGAACATACTTTATCAACGGCTCCATCCTTCCTGTTTATATCAATGAAAATGGCGACACTTACCTTATTGAAGAGTACGAAAAAGGCAAGCCGAGCGAACACCTCATTAAAGACTTATTCGCCGACGGCGTTCTTGTTGCTGTTAATCCGATTGGCTACAACTAAAGCATAAATTATGACCAGTATTACCAGAGAACAGGCCAAGAAAATTATTGAAGCTGCCGATGAGGTTATTAGTGCGCTTGCCGGAACTAACGAGGATGTTCACCCTGGTAGCGATAACATGCTACGTCTGTGGGATGACCTGAATGACCGTTACGCGCCGCCGGAAGTTGTGCGTGAGCTGGCGCGTATCGTGCTGGCATCGCTGGAAGCGGAGCCTGTAGCGTGGCGATATCGCTACGTGAAAAAAGGCGTTACGGACTCTCAGGGGGAGCCGTGGGTTGGTGACTGGAAATATGTACCGACAACAGAGGATTGCAACGACAGGCCGAGCTATGAGATTCAGGCCTTATTCACTGCCCCGCCAGTCCCGGTGACATCAGAAGGACTGGTTAAAGCCGTGCGTTTCTATGAACAAGTTAAGCGTGAAAATCCGCCAGTCGAAACCGGAGCATGGAAAGACGCGATTGACTGGGTGCTCAAAGAGGCCTGCCAGGCTGTAAACACTGGCATCAAAGGAGACTGATATGGCTATTGCCGCAAGTTACACCATGCATCTCTATTGTGATTGCCTCCAGTGTACAGATGGCAAATATAAGTCGCCAGACTTCGGTGAGTATATCGGTACGTCATGGGCTGGCTGTGCAAAAGAGGCGCGCAAGGATGGCTGGCGAATAAGCAAAGACAAAACGCGTGCTTTTGCGCCCGGGCATAAAGTTTTGAGGATTAACAAATGACCACTTTAACCGACAAAGAACTGATTAAAGAAATCAAAGAGCGAATCGGCAGCCTGGACGTGCGAGACGATATTGAGCGCCGTGCTTATGAAATCGCACTGGCATCGCTGGAAGCAGAGCCAGTGGCGTGGAAGACAACTTTCACGCAAATTGGCCATGAATGTAATACGTACACCGTTACGTATTTTGACAAAGCAGAAGCTGAGCGGTGGGTACATATTCATAATATAACAGGTGAGTTTCGTGCTGAAGTGGTGCTATTTTATACAGCCCCACCCGTGTCAATTGTGCAATTGCCGTTTGAGCAATGGCTGGAACAGCAGCGCGAAAAAATCGAGGTTGATTGCGGATGCGTGAGCACTGAAACGCTCATGCACTGGATGAGGATGGCGTATGAGGCGGGCGACTCTCCGGTAACTCCGGATGGTTGGATAAGCTGTAGTGAGCGAATGCCGGATAAGTTAATTCCGGTAATGGTCATGTATGAAGACGGTGAGATGTGGTCTGCAATGTGGAATGGCAATCGCTGGGATGATGGCACCGAATATCCGGATCCGCACTCAGTTACGCACTGGCGTGAAATGCCAGCAGCACCGCAGCAGGAGGTGAAGTGATGGACTCCTTCGCGAAATATACGATTATTGACTGGATAGCATTCCTTCAGGTTTTGCTCATCTGGTTTTATATGGCTTACAGGAGTGGGCAGTGGATTGTCAGTGTAGCCTGTAGCAAGGGATGGCGTTGGTGGAACCGAAAGAATAAAAAAGCGCTGGCCTTGGATTCGTTTTACGAAGCATTCAATCTTAACAGCCTTCAGCCTGGTTCTGTCATTGTAGTCACCACTCAAAGCGGCATGACCATTCAGATTCATAAACCAAAAGAGGAAAAATTATGTGGCCTATATGTGTTAATTGCGGACGGATGTGCCTATCTGGATGGTGCCGAAAGTGCGACAAATGCACGAAGAAAAGACAATAACAATCCTCGCACTCGCGGGGATTTCTTTTATCTGAACTCGCTACGGCGGGTTTTGTTTTATGGAGATGATTATGGTCTGTTCAACATTCAACCCTCTAACGTTACAGAAATACCAGCCAGACCCTGAAGATTTATGCTCACTGTGTGGCGGAAATCATGGTAAAGCCGCCATGATTGAATGTAAGGACAAAATCCACATTTGCCTTAATTGCGTTGATGTCCTCGTTGATATCAAAAATGAGAGAGAAGATAAAAAGCGTAGCGAGACTGTTCGCGCCTTAGATTCATGGATGCGAGATGGGTATAGTGCTGCGCAAATTTATGACTTAGCAATATCAAAAGGCGAAATACCAGGATTGCGCATCGAATAAGACGTAACCAATATTCGAATTGAAGAAATGAAAGAACACCAAGCCGCCTGATGGCGGTTTTTTATTGCCTGATTTGCAGGTTCGATTCCCTATTCGGAGATAGCACTCATGCAACACGAACTACAACCTGATTCACTGGTTGATTTGAAATTCATCATGGCCGATACTGGCTTCGGTAAAACCTTCATTTATGACCGGATTAAGTCCGGCGACCTGCCTAAAGCCAAAGTTATCCACGGGCGAGCAAGATGGTTATATCGTGACCATTGTGAATTCAAAAATAAGCTCTTAAGCCGCGCCAATGGGTAAAATAGCGGGTAAAATATTTCTCACACCTAAAAAACACCATTCCAATCAATCCCCTGCCGCTTCAAGTAGATGTCTGCAGGGGACACCA